ACGATCAATGACTTCGCCCGTGTTATTTGTTTCGTCGCAAACTACGCGGAAATCGTAGATACCACGACGACCCTGAACATCACGGAGGAATGGCTCGACCAGATTGCGGAACTGAGCGCGAGTGAACGCATCGTTGAACTCAAAGAGCGAGAACTTCGCAGCAGTCGAAATCGCCTTTTCGAGAACGATGAAGAGGCGGCGAACGTTGATTCTGTCGAAAGCTGATGGCTTTGTGAGCAGAGTCTTATCGCCGAACATCAGAGTTCCCTGTCCGGGCTGCGTGATTACTGGATTGATATTGCTCTTATACAGCTGATCTCTTTCGGTCTTGTTTGGATTAAACGCCAACTTGATCGAATTCTTAATGATACCGCGATTGTAACCGGCAGGTGAGTACCAAGGATCACGAGTATTATCAGTACGAACCATCAGACCAGCGATATCGCCGTTCAGAGGAACGTAACGATACAGATCATTGTACTTGTCATATTGATACTTCCAGCCAGAATCCATCGTAGCATACGAAGAAGAAGTCAGGCTATTGCGGAAAGCGATTGCATCGTCAACTTCCTTACCAGGATAGCTGGCGTTATTTACTACGTCAGCACGCTCTGGCGAAAGAACTGCGATACAGTCCTTACGATATTCGCAGATATTATCGATGATGTGAAGCGCACGAGTTGCATCCGCAGCCCCGCCAAGAACAAACGAAATATCAACTTCGTCGGCGTTCTTGAACTTGTTGTATCCACGGATATAATCGTCTGAGGCAGGTATAGTACCATCTTTGCCACCTGTCAGAGAAACAGAGTTGGCTAGAACAGGACCAGCAAATGTTTGACCCGCAGCCTTATTGCCGACGCCAGTATATCCGCTGATTGCCTTACCGAACCAAATCCACTGGGACTGACCATTGATAACATCGACATAATAATTCGTCGAGCCATCAGCAGTCTTGGCATCAGATGCAGCAGACAGCTTAGAATATCTTTCGATTACTGTATCTGCAGTGCCAGTGATCTTGCCGTCTTCGTCGACAACTGCAACATGCATTTCGTCATATAGACCACCATTTAGTGTGGCATAATCGGAAGTTCCTGGAGCGCCATCGAAATAATCATAGAATTCCCAACGGCGAACTGTGCCAGAAGAACCAGTTGCATTGATCGTGACGTTATTTCCAACATACTTACTTGCTAGGGTCAGAGAGGTTGTGTTTCCGATTGCGGAAACTTGAACCTTAACGCGACCTGGACCAAGGATGAGGTAATCGCCGACACCAATTTCTGAGGTGAACAGCGTATTGTTACCAGTTACAGAAGTGGATCCATTAGAAACTGCGACGTTACCAGTGATAGTCTTCTGCCAAGCAGTTGTATTGGCGCAAACAGAAACCTTTAGAGTATTTCCGAGTTCGCCAGGATACTTAGCCGCCCAAGTTCCTGCAGTAGTAATACCAGACTGACCATATTTGTTTTCATAATCTTCAGAATTATCAACAACAACTGATGCAGTATTCCCGCTAACTGTCGCATTTACTGCCTTGGTCGTTGAACCAGAATCGCGATTTTCCACCACTCGGACAACATACAGCGAATTACCATAGGCAAGGAAGTTTGCTGCCGTAAAGAAATCTGAAGCGGTATTGCTGTTTGGCTTGCCGAAAGTCTGTACTAGAGTGTCTTCGCTGTCCACGAGGACGCGAATATTTGCTGGACCCCAAACTGTATGCGCTGCGATGGCTCCGGTGGTGGTACCAACTGCAGGGATGACTGTCGTAAGGTCAATTTCACTGACATTTACGCCAGGAGAAACCTGAAATGGCATAACTCAATCTCCTTCTTCTTAGAATTACTATTCAGTAATCACTGTTTTTTCTAATCTACGAGTTATTTATAAAAATGACTTTATTACAAGCCATTCGACCACCAACCATTATCCCGCTGCCAACCACCTTGATTTTCACCTTTTTCTAAATTTAGAGCCTCTTCATCGCCGTTGTCAATGAATCCAGGAGGCGTCAGATCGTCATACATTTCAGCGAACCTTTCTTCAGACATTTTAGCTCGAATATCTGTATTCGTCAAGTCCTTGAAGAAAGGTTGTCTTGTCAACCAAGCAAAGCTGACGAGAGTCATTACGATATCATCATGCGCGCCTTCTTCGGCTTCATATGACTGCTTTTTAGATATAAAAGTCGAAAACTCTTGGATGGTTTCGAAATCCGTCACTATTAGCTTATCGCCTTCGATCATGTCCTTGAGGTTCGAGCAACCGATTCGCTTGACTTGTTTGGTCATACGAACCCCGATATTTGTTTTCTTACCGAACCCACCGCTGATTTTCTGACCTGCTCTTCCCTTCATAACCGTAGATAGAACATTTTCATATTCTAGATCGGTTTGCAGAGCCTCAGCAACTTGCATGCCGATATCATTTGTTTCAACAAGCACAAACGCATCATTATACCATCTTGCGTATCTATGTATTATATCGGGTAATGTCAGAGGTGAAATCTGATCGTTTCGATATTTTGCGACCTGTTTATAGGGTATTTGGGATACGTCTAACACAGAAAATGCTGAAAAGTCAAGACCGACGCCGTGAGAAACGTCGACCGAAATTAAATACGAATGATTCTGAACGGGTTCTTCATAATAATCTAGACCCCAGTTTTCTTTTCTTGGAGTTCTAAATGCGAGTGTTTTAAGTTTTAGCGGATTAATTAGAGTGTTCGTGCTTCCGAGGAACTCGCACTCAAATTCTTGGCGGAACTGCTGTTCGCTGGTATTGCGAATCGTTTCTTCTTTCCATTTATCGTCGCGCCCAGGAACGTCGCGCCAATGAACTTCGATTGCAGTATAGTTGCTTCTGCCCTCAATAGCATCGATCCACATCTTATAGAAATGATTCATGCCGTTTGGCGTAGAAACAATGATAATCTTAGAAGTGCTACCCGAAGAAATCGTAGGATAAACCGAAGCAAAGAATTCTTCAGCCAGATTCATACCAACGAACGCGAATTCGTCGAGGAAGATAAGGTTATAAGATCCACCGCGAATTGCTGAAGATGAGGTTGCAGCAGCCAGCAGCTTTGAACCATTTTCTAACGCAATGCTACCCTTATTCCAGGATATCACGCCCTGCTGCAGCCACATAGGCAGATATTCATAAGCAAGCTGGACTTTAGATAACAGATCGCGAGCCAACTGCCCTTTGTTAGCCAAGATGGCGCAGTTTTGGTTATCGTTAAAAAGAATATTCCAAAGGATATAACCAACAACTGTGGTAGATTTACCGCTCTGACGAGGCAGTTTGCAAATAGTGAAACGACTCTTAACGAATGTGTTAACCATCGCTTCCTGAAAATCATACATCTTAAAAGGAACGAGACCCTGATCGACGTTGATGATTTTCACATAATTTTCAATAAAATACTTAGCGTCACGAGAGCATTTGACATATTCTTCAATCTGCTCTTTAGTGAAGTCAATTTCAACCCCTGCTTTTTTTAGCAGAGGATTACCAAGATAATGGTCCATTACTTAGATTTCTTCTTTCTTCCTGGCTTCTTCTTAGCAGAAGACTTCTTCTTTGGCTGAACAACTTCTACTGGAAGTTCCAGCTGTTCTTCTTTCTTGAAGAATGATTTAATCTTATCAAGAATTATCTGAAGCATCAACATTTTCGGCTACCTTTCTTGGGTTAATTAATTTCTGAAGTTCAGCTGTACTACCAATAAACAAATTATTTGTAACATTTTTTGGTTTATCGGCTTCTGGATCTAAATCTTTCTTTTGTTTATGTAAATCCATCAATTTCATATTTGCGTCGGTAATCGTTCTAATCAAATCACCAAGAACTTCATATGCTCTTGCATTTTGACTTGCGTTTGCCAAGTCACAAAGATCGTCTAGCGCATGCTTACCTTGCTGAATGACTTCGTGAATGTTTTCCCTTGCGAGTTTGAAATCTTGTTCTCGCGTGTCATCTTCGGGCGGCAAAACTTCTATTTCTTTATGTTCACAAATTTCTTCGCTAACAGGAAGATTCAGCAGATCTTCCATATTTGATTCCAAGTTAGTTTTCATAAGTCACCTATTGATCATTCCCAGTATATGGGTTGTATTTCTTTCCATCTGTAAAGAAGAATGTATTCGAAGCTATACCAAAGTTCGTATTTGCCGAAATCAATGAATAGCTGATCGAAGCAGCAGAGTTTGTGGTTGGTGCACCATTTGCCAGCAAGCCAGGAGTAACAACAATACGATGCGAACGACCAGTTGATGCAATATCTTCGGCTGTAACTGGTCCGTTCCCTGAAGGAACAGGCATATCGATTTGAATACGCTTGATAACGCCAGAGTTCCGAACTGGACCGTAGAAGTATCCCTTGATCGTAAATGTCAGAGTGTAAATTAAAGCACGACGAGTTACAAAATCGCCTTCATATGTGTCCTCAATGGAAACATCATTCAGAATGGTTGGTATGTCCATCTTAATATTCATTGATGGCACCAAATTTACGCTGTTGGTCCATTCTGGTCCAAAATATGGAAGAATTTGTTCAATTATTTGAGCGCCATCGTCCGCGTTTCTCACAAAAACGTAAAGCGCCATTGTGATATTCCAGGGAACAGGCGTGTATTGATAGTTCTTATTATCTGGATCAGAAGAAACTCTTGCGTTCTTTATCGTGTGCTGCAACCTTCTTGTTGGGTCATAAGCCAAACTGACGATTTCAAACGCCATTCTCGGAAGCTGAATTGCGACGTCTCGAGTCAGATCTGGATCTTGCGTGATTCTTACGAGATATTTTTCTTTTGGTCCATAAGCAATAGGAACCGAAACCGTTTGAACAACAGTTCCGCTGGAACTCAGCCGCTGTACGACAAGATCATTAAACATATTGCCAAACATGACAATATATTTACGCAGAGATTGATTGTAAAATTGGCTCCCAAATATCATTTCTAATACCTATCAATTTCGCTGAACGGATTTTGCTCACTGAAATCAATATATTCGAATGAAGATTGAGTGAACATTTCATTATTTGCAACAGCGTCTGTGTCTTCAATTCTGAACTCTTGAAGAGCATGACCGCCATCTTCAGATTGAATTGTTCCAGATCCATCTTCGATGACGAATTGATGATTCAGAACATCGAGAGTATAAACTGTTTCGCGTGTATCGATAACTGTATTTCCAGTATCGATTCTCTCGCTGCTGTAAGTGAACAGATCACAAGTTAGTTCATATGTGTATAGCTGACCGTGCTGATAGAAAATCGCTTCGTGTTCGACGAACTTGATTTCGTACAGATTATTATTCAGTGGCAAAAATATAAGATCGCCCTCGAGCGGGCGCGTGGAAGAAATCGAATAACCGTTTGCAGTTCCAGCTTCTAATAGAATAGAATTGTTGGAATGGAATGTTGTATCTGCTGGTTCGACCTGATAGTTAAAACCAACTTCGTCTATGATCTTTTCGGTACGAATCTGATCCCAACGTTTTCTTGCCATAACGAAGGTGATTTCGTCGTCTATCTGAACACCGAATTTGGAAAGAAAATCGCCCTGTCCTTCGAACCCCGTCGTGTTCTTCATATACATTTCAATATCAACGGCATTTTCGAACTTGGAAAGTGAGTCTTCACCGAAAACATTATCTTGCTTGATCAAAGTGCGCGGAAGATATTTTACATCAATACCATACATCTTGATGGATTCAACAATAAGATCGTCATAGACGTTTTGTTGACCCGCGCAATTGTAATGATTAAAATATTTGTTGACAGCCATTTGTTAGCCAATCATATCTGAAACGGGCAAGCTGTAAGAGTTAATGAGTTCATCTTCCATTTTTATGATCTCATCGCTGGCTTCATCCCAAATTTTCTGTCCATTAAAAGTCACAGCACCAGGAAGCTGCATTCCTTCGAACTTCTTTAGGTTTTCGCCCCACTGACGCTTAATCAGCGCGGTTGCGTATTTCTTAAGCCAAATATCGTCCCAAACGTCTGGGTATGTTTCTGGATCTATTGTGCGATATCCATCGATAATAATGTACTCGCCAACTTGAACGTCGTCGTTCCACTTCATATCGATATACAGCTTATCGGTATGACGATTGAAGCGAATTGGTTTAGAACCGACGAAAATTTCTTCGAGCGTTTCGACATGACGCATCGCCATTACATAACTCACATATGAACTACTCGAAAAATCAAATAGATCATTGAGGTGAATCTGATAACGAATATTGAATAGGTTTGAAGAATTAATTGCGTCGCCAATATCCAAAACGCGCGTCACATTGATGATATTTTCATCAAGTGTGATATATTTGTTGGCGCGGTCAGAAGCAGTGATTTGATGCGGAATCAGAACCCGCTCAGTTCCATCATAATGATAATCGCGATACTTTGCGAGTGCGTCATCGATTCTATCTTCGATTTGAGCATCGTCGACTTCGATGCAAACTACTGGCGATCCCAAACGACGAAGGCAGTAGTCCTTAAATGCAGTTCTGGTTGTTGGGATAGCCATTTTAGCCTCCGAAATTGAATTCTGAGGCTATTTATAATCTTAGACGGTTAGATATTTGTAATATGGGTGCGTCGTGAGGAATGGTACTGGGCTAATATACGAACCAAACTGTGGGTGAGAATCGATAAACCACTCCCCGTCATCTTCGAAATCGGCATATTCGCTTGTTCCATCATGGAAAGATTTGATCAGAGCAGTGATATCTGCATTGCTTGTTCCTGCAGCGATAGAGGAAACAATCCCAGCTTTCATTGGGTCTGAGATCAAAGAAAGAACATCAGCAGGAAGGTCAGAAACAGCATTGCTGAGTCCCAAATCCGCAGCCATAAGCGGATACTCGACTGTTGTGCTGCCGAGTGTGTATTCGTTGGCTGCAAGATATGTTACTGCTGCTCTGATTTTGGTATGATGACAATCTACATCATCCTCAGAGTGAGGGATATAGATCTTATTGAACGAACCAGAAGAAGCCTTGTTGATAAGTTCTAGTTCTGGCACAGCTGTCCAAGATGGGTCATAATTATCCAAAGTCAATACAGAATAAGTAAATGAAGCAACATTAGCATTCAACCAAGTCGCAATCGACTGAGCAGTTGCCTTATTGTCAGAAGAGGGATCTTGAGCGAACCGCTGACCCTTTACTCTGTATGGGAGATCGAAATAATAGCAAGTGACAGTATCCCCTGCAGTCAAAGATTTCCAAAGGTTGTATGAAGATTTAAGATCAGTGGTTAGATATGTTGCTACGTTTGCCATGTCTTATCCTATGAATTCTTGACTGCAAGTGTGAGAAAATCACTAACAAACTCAGATACATTTCTTGCCACAAAGTGATCTGAAACTTCTCCAAGGTCTGATTTATAATTAACGCCCTTGTAGATAACGAACGGAAAGCTGTCTAGAGTTTCGTCGGGAACCCGAGTTGAAAGATTCGTCAGAACAGAATCATCGTGGTCTGCACCAAAGTCAGTATATGTGACATTGTTTTCATCAAGATACTTCTTTAATGCTTTCGATGCAACGCTTCCTTTTTTCCCATATAGGATAATGTCGCTATATTCGATTGCCATCTGTTCGAAACTCCTCGGTGTTATGTTTCTTTGTTATTTATATATGATTGGTGCCTGTTTTTTGGGATAGAGTCAGCTTTCCAATATTTTCCATAGTCACCAAGCCTCATGATTTCTTCATCACAAACCTCAGCAGTTTTACCAAGTTCTTTCTGTTCAAAATACCAGTTCCTGCATTTACATTTTGGGCATTTATTACAGTTTCCGCAACCAACAGAAATCAACAACTTCAGTTCATCTGGCAGTTTCTCATATATTTGCCATCGACCAAGAGGTGGATTCCTCCTATTCATAAATGGCCAATCAATTGGAATACTTGTATTTTCTAATAGTGCAAAATGATCTTGTCTGCAGTATGGATTATTCTTTTCGTAAAATTTATGAATAGGATCGTTTGTATTGTAATACCAATTAGAATGACTCCAGTTGTATGTATTATACCCACCACATATTAGATCTGCATTATGCCTATTCGCTATTAATGCGATATTGTATTCTTTATTGTTTATGTTATCTTCTTTATAAAAATCAACTTCACTCTCTGCAAAGCCGAAATTAAAATCTCTCACATTTTCTCGAAGCCATTCACAAACAATTCTATATTTTATTTTATCTTCATCAGAGGCGTCTAAATGAAAGATTCTGCTCACCACAATATCATTTGTTTCCGTAAGCATTTTATATAGAAGATAAGAACTGTCCGAAGAGGAACTTGCAGGAATAAAAATTTTAGCCATAAACCATTCCTATTCGTTTCTCTCTTTGACTTTGTGAAATTTTCTCTTGTTTATATCTTTCTGTTTGTTTGTATTTTTCGATAGCCAAAAGAGGATCATCGATTTTGTCAAGAGATTCCATTATAATCTTATTACGAAAACACTTTGAACAATTTCCGCACTGAACCAAATTTGAATCGACTATTTTTGGCAAATGGCAAGAAAGAGTTAAATTCAAAAGTTCTTTTGGAAGTTCTTGAATTTGATGAGCAGTAGTTTTTCCCCATTCTCTAATTGGAAACCAAATTTTTCCCTTATTAGAATATTTAGAAAACTCTTTTTCTAACAAAGTGTTTCTGTTAGTAAATAAACCAGCAAGACCATGTACAAACGAATCGGCTATGCCATTTGCTGCCGATATTCCACTATATTTTGCAAATTGTAACGAAAAATCATAACCGTTGTCAAACTCTCTCATAATGACTTTTTTGTATTCACATTTTCTGATGTTTTTGCAAAGCCAACTGTGAATGTTTTTCGAAGCGATCAATTGATATGGCGTGACAGAAGATGTTCCGTTTGCAGCATTATTTTTTTCTGTTATGTAAAATTGATCGAAATATGCAATAACAATTTCATCTTTTGTTTCTTGTAATAATCTCCAAGCAATGTATGTGCTATCGATTCCACCAGAAAATGCAATTAGAGTTTTCATAATTATTTAACAACTTTAATTTTTCGAATACCATACCAAAATTAGACATATCATTTCAACATATGATATTGTGAGTATAATCCCTCTGGTCTTGTCCCATCAGGATCAACTGCAGTTCCAAATGTATTGACTTTAACTAATTGTTGTTTCGTAACTGTAAAATCACCGTTCCAATTAAATGTTATTTCTGGATCATCATCGATGTCCGATGCAAACCAAGTAGCAAAATTTTCTGCTGTAGTTAGATTTCTTGACACAGCATCAACTACCATTGCCCTAAATGCTTCTTTATAGCATTTTCCACAAGATGTATATTCTCCAGAATCGTTAATAGTTGGAGAAATACAAACTGCGCACAAATTTGCAAGTGCTGATGGAACTGCTGCAATCCTCATCGCAATGTTTGCATTGTTATCTATGATTGGCCAAGAACATGTAACACCAGAACCTGCTATTTCGTTAACAACTTCTGCATATACTCTTCGAGAATCTAATCTTGTATATTCATCCCCTGTTGGAATGCCCCATAGAAGATCTACAACTCGTGGTCCATTTCCGGAACAAATCTTAACAAACCCATTGTCATTTGCATATTGTGCAGCAATCTTAAAAAGTGCCACCTGAGGAGTTACGCCACTTTCTAAGTTTCTCATCGGCTTTGAAGCGAATGTAACCTCGCGAACATTAGCGGAAAGCCAATCAACAACTTTCTTCGCTTTTTGCTTTTGATACACCGATAGTTCTGTTTGGAAACATCTTCCTGCGACAGTTACATACGACTCATCTACAAATAAAGCAGTGATTTCGTCTGAAGTATTTGTCAGAAGATAATGCAGAACATAGGTGCTATCTAAACCACCAGAATGTAGAACTATCGTTTTTGCCATTTCTTACCCTTTAAGATATCTCGTTAAAGTTTCTACGACAGTTTCTACTTCATAATCAGTTAAATGCGGATGGATTGGCAAAGTCAATACTCTGTCGCAATATTCGTTTGATCTATTTATATTTCCGTCACAGATCAGCGAAGAACCAGGGAACATTAATCCATAAGAATTGAGAGGTCTGTTTGGGAAATTTTGTGATACAATAATTTCTTTGCTAATAAAATGATCAAACAGTTTACACTTTTCTTCTCTATTTTTTAGCAAAATAGGAAACTTGCTAGAACATGACCAAGTATTTGGGTGAGGATCGATAAAATCGAGAGGAAGATCAGACAAAGATTCTCTATAATATCTCCAAATTTCTTTTCTTCTAATGAGTTCCTCTTCAAAGTGATCTAAAGAAACCATCAATGCGGCAGCTAATTGCTGTGGGAGATACCCATTTGTTCCACCGATATAATCTGTTTTCTGGTCAGCCCCAACACTGCCTGTGACCGAGCCATATGCTCTGAACGACTTTATCAAATTATACAATTCTTCGTTATCAGTGAGACACATTCCGCCCATACCGAAGGGGGATGTTAACACTTTCCTAACATCAAAACTGATACAAGAAATATCTGCGTATGATGCTGCAGGATTACCTTTCCAAAACGATCCAAAACTTTGGGCGTTATCATCTATCGAATATCTTATGTTGAATTTATTTTTGAATTTTTCTAATTCATCATAATCTATGGTATTTCCAAAAAGACCAGCAAAAATGATGCAGGAAAAATCAACATCATAATCATTTGTTAATGATATGTTTGCATATTCATCGATATCATTAAGATATACATTAAATCCTGCAGCCATAGCTTGGCTAACAGGAGCAATATGAACATATGCTTGAGAAAGAATATTTTTCCCAAACCCTTCTACAATAGAAACTGCTCGGCATGCAAAATACAGCGCCAGTGTACACGTCAATGTACATACAGCATATTTTCTATTTGTAAGTTTTGCTATTCTATTTTCGAAAGATTCTACGATTGGACCTGTGAATTCTCTTTCTAAACATAAAGAACTTAAAATCGCTTCATCATATTCCTGTTTGTACGCGGAATATAATCTTGGCATTCTAGAATGTAATATCTTCATCTCATCTTAGGTCCAGTAAACCAGTTCACAAAAGAATATCTAGTTCCCTTTGTAACTGGTGTAACGCGATGACGAAGATCCGAAGGAAATACCATAACAGTTCCCTGATCAGAAATTTCTGGTATCACGCCATTTTCAAACTCAAATACACCACCCTCATACTCTTTTGGGTCACTAATACTTATAACCAAACTCAACTTCCTCATTCCTTCTTCATGAAGCGAAGAGTCTGAATGAAAATCGTAGAACTCACTTTGATCGTATATTGTAAACTGGGGAGCCTGTTGACCTGTTATTTCAAAATTCCAACCAGCGTTTTGATTCGCCAAATTACAATAGTGATTCGAAATACCAAACAACCAGTTAGCACTATCGAAGAATGCTGTCTTAGAATTTCTTACAGATTCATCTACTCTAAATCCATCAGAACTACCAACTGTGCCAGTATTTGCTGTGAGTTTCAATCCTTCCTCAATTATAGCCTTACAAACTGAAACTGGAAGTTCTGCTTTCCAAAACCAATACTGTGGGTCGTAAATCATTTCTTTTCCCAGAGGCGATTCCGATATAAACTTGGGTGCTTATCCCTTGTGTCTCTTAGATTCTGAAGATTCTTAACATCCTTTTCTGTCATTGCAGAAATCTTAGCATTTTTATTGAACCCTCGTTTGAACGGAATGACCTGCATAAGAGGATATCCCTGCTCTAAGCGAACGTATCCATCATTCTGTGTGAGGTGTCCTGGGAAATTAATGAATTCACCATACTTATCTGTATCTACAATACCAGAAATCAGTTCGATATTATTTTCTGGACGATTCAGCGGTGGAGTGAATAAACACGACCATCCAGGAGGCGTTTCGATGGTCCAGTGATTTATGAACTTGAGGGGAACTTTTGGGGAATTCGGATGAGAAGGCAGCTGGTCGACAGTATGATGCTGGACTATAAAATTCCCATTCATATTTTCTCCGCAGATCCAGCTGACGCCAGCACCACCATCTCGAATCGTAAATTCAACATCTGCAGCGAGAGGAATAATCCATCCTGTCACCAGAGCATCAAGAACTGGAGGACATCTCTTTATTGTGGAAATTCTGCGTTTTGCACCACCATCTTCCTCACGAAAGAAGAACATTTCGAGTTTTTTGTACCAGTCGGGAATATAGTGACGAGCAGGATATGGCTCGGGAATTTTGCCGTAAAGATCTGGAAAGCA